CAAGAGCAAATCATCATTGATGCAATGAACGCCGCAACACCGGGCGCTACTGTAGCAACCTCTGTTGGTGGTGCTGATACGAATATGAACATCGAGAAAGTTGTCGAAGCTTCTAAAGAGCTAAACGACGCTGGTGTTCCTATTGATCAAGATCGGCACATCGCTGTATCTGCTGACGGCTTATCTAAGATGCTTTTAGAAACTCAAGTCGGTTCGTCTGACTACAATAGTGTGCAAGCATTAATGACGGGCACATTAGATTATTGGATGAGTTTCCATTGGCACATCATTGAGTCACGTGATGAAGGCGGCTTAACGGTTGCTGCTGGCGATGTTCGTCAAGGTTATGCATGGCATAAGTCTGCTGTAGGTCTTGCAACGGGTATTGATATTACAACCAATGTTGATTGGGCTCCTGTAAAAACTTCATGGTTATGCAATGGCATGATGAAGTGTGGAGCGGCTATCCGTGACACAGCAGGTTTAATCCAAGTTAACGCTGACGAAACATAGGAGATTAACATGGCTTATTCACACCCAAGTTTGTTCCGTGTTGGTGCTACTGATTCTCAGGCTCCTTCATTCTGGACTTACACAACTACAGACAGCGCGGCAGATTTAAATACAGCGGCTTACTTCAATGATGCTTCGGCTGACTTGACGGCTGGTGATTTAATTTACGCCATAACGTCTACTGGCACTACTACTGTGGCAGCCCTCTATTACGTCTTAACTAACGCTTCAGGCGTGGTTGATGTAAACGATGGCACTGTATTGGCTAACACTGATACCGACTGATACTCGCTAGTATTATATCTGAATCTCTGGTATATTAGTATCTTATTAATATATCGGAGTGGAAGATTATGTTATCAGAGGAGCGCAAAGCAAGACAGCGTGACTATATGCGGAAACGCAGATTAGAAGCGAAAGAAAGCGGAGTTAAGCTAAAGTCCGATAATTGGGCTGCTGACAACAAAGAAAAACATAAAGATAAGACTCGAAAATGGAGAGAGCTAAATCCTGAGAGAAGCTCAGAGATTACTAAAGCCAGCCAAAAAACGAGAAGAAGTACCCCTTGGGGGATAATTAATAACCGAATGTGGCCTTCCGTTCATAGCGGAGTAAAAAGAAACGCCTCCACATTCGAGAAGTATAATAAGGTGTTAGCCTACACATGGGCTACATTAAGGCTGCATTTAGAGTCCATGTTTGATGAAAGTATGACGTGGGATAACTGGGGCAAATATTGGGAGTTAGATCACATTAAACCAATAAGCTCTTTTAAATATAAAAGCATTGAAGATGAGGAGTTTCTTATGTGCTGGTCTCTTAGTAACTTAAGACCTTTAAGGAAAGATTTAAATCAGTCCAAGGGTGCTAACTAATGGCAACTGATATTAGTATAAGCAGTAACGCTTTATTGCTTATTGGTCACGAGACTATCAATTCATTTACAGATGCAGGAGCAGGGGCAAGAGCCGCAGCTAATCTGTATGAAGTTGTTTATGAGGACGCTATCACCTCTTATCCTTGGCGTTTCGCTATGGGAAAAGTTACCTTATCTAAACTAGCAGCAGAGCCACTTAATGAGTGGACTAACGCTTTTCAGTTACCCGGTAATTTATTATTAACCTATAGAACCTATCCTCGTACGGCTTTCGAGATTTACGAGGATAAGCTTTATTCAAATCAAGAAACTATTGAGATTGATTTCTGGTTCAAGCCAGAAGAGACAACTCTCCCCCCTTACTTTGTTAAATACATGCAAAAATCAAGCAGACCGCCAACGGCTTGTCGCAATGAACCGCGACTCACAAGGTCGTACTAATTCAGCGATAGAATCAGCCCCTCTTTTAGAGGTTCGCTAAATGCCTCGATTAAGACGTATTCAATCGTCCTTTTCAGCCGGTGTCCTAGACCCTCGATTAGCGGGAAGAATAGACCTTAAGGCGTACTATAACGGCGCTGAAACCCTAGCAAATGCTGTTTGCATCCCTCAAGGCGGCGTATCACGCAGACCCGGCACAGAATATATCGACACATGCCATAATATTATTACTCGCGTCACAGCGGGCGTTACGATCACAGCCCCCAACGGCGGCACAACAGCAAGCGCTAACGATGAAGATGAGACAACCTACCTATTAACAACGACTAATATAGGCACTGTAAACCCTTATGTGGTTGTTCATTACGATTTAGGTTCAGCAAAAGCTATTCATTTCGCTGATGTTACATTAATGAGCCTAACAACCTCAACAAATACTGAGTTTAAAATACAGTACAGCACAGATGATGCGGCATGGACGGATTTATACACGATTAACCTTTCGTCTAGCGAAGTGTCATACCGCGCACACGCTAATGTAACGGCGAGATATTGGCGTGTTGCTCGAATTGGCGCGACAGACCTCACAACAGAAAGAGCAAAAATTGCAGAGTTTGAATTATGGGAAAACTCAGGCGGAATAAGCGACACAAGGCTCATCCCTTTCTCATTTAATACTGAGCAAACCTATATGCTGGTAGCAACAGACCAGAATATTATGGTTTATAAGGATGATGTTGAGATAGCAGGTATTCATATACCCCACACGAGCGCCCAACTAAATGAGATTAACTGGTCACAGACCGCTGACACACTAATTATTACGCATAAAGACGTTGCCCCGCTGCGCGTTGTTAGAGATTCTTCCCAAGAAGGCGTTTGGATAAGAGATGATGTTCCTATCACAAATACCCCCCAGTTTGATTTTGGTGGTGGCGCTGAAGATGTGTGGTCTACGACAAGAGGCTGGCCCTTAACGGTTACTTTCTTTCAAGGTCGTATGGTGTTTGGTGGCGCAAAGGGTCGGCCTCAAGGTATTTGGTTATCTGTGGCAAATGATTTTTATAACTTTGATGTTGGTACGGGCGCGGCAGATGATGCGATTGTAGGCGCTTTAGATACAGACCAAGTAAATGAGATTAGAAACGTAGTCCCCGGCAGAAAGCTTGAAATATACACATCAGGCGGCGAATTTGTTGTGCCGACCTCCCCCGCTACCCCTGCTAATTTTGGTGTAGTAAGACAAACAAGCTACGGCTCGGCAAAGGTTCGCGCAGTCTCAATTGATGGCGCTACCCTTTATGTCCAAAGAAACGGACAAAGCTTTAGAGAGTTCTTATATTCATTTCAAGAAGATGCTCACGTGTCTAATTCGGTTTCTCAATTATCCACTCACTTGATTAATACCCCTGTGGACATTGATTCCGTTATCGGCACAAGCACAAACGAGACAAATTACATCTATATCGTGAATACTGCAGGTGATGTGGTTGTTTTAAACACATTAAGAGAGCAAGAGATTAACGCGTGGTCAGGCCCTTGGACAACAGCGTCAGGATTATTTAAGCGTGTTGGCGTGTTAGACACAGATACTTATTTTATCGTTAGACGAACTATTGATAGCGTAGAGTATAATTATCTTGAGAAGCTAGGGGAAAGCCTTTATACCGATTCAGCCTTAGTTATTACAAGCCATTCAAGCGCAACCGTGACGGGGTTAGATTATTTAGAAGGCGCAACAGTAAAGGTAAAGCTTAATGGTGCGGTTCAAACAGATGCCATCGTGTCAAGTGGCTCAATAACACTTGATAGAACGCCATCAGCCGAAACTTTAGAGATTGGGCTAGACTTTAACCCTACTATTACCACAATGGCGGTGTCAGATTCGCTTCAAGACGGGCCGACTCTTCATAGGGAAAAGCGTATTGTAAAATGCACCATTAATAGGTATGAATCTTTGGGCGTATTCGTGAACGGCGAAAGGTTGCCCGATAGACAGTTAGACTCAGATACATTTGATGACGTTCCGATGGCCTCAAGCGAGATACAAGAGATCTATTTACATGGATTTTCTAAAACAGCCCAAATAACAATCACGCAAGTCGATCCGGTGCCGTTAACCGTACTGGCTGTTGATCTAGAAGTGAGCGTCTAAAGCCCATGATTAGGATGAAATCCACATTTAGCCT